ATCTCAGACAGGATATCCTGTCTGAGATGTGTACATTTGAACATAAACAAAAAGAAATATGAACGTTGTAAAGGAGAACGCTATGTCGACTGGAATACAAAATGGTTTCTTTGGCTGGGTAATGAGAGTGGGGAATAAACTGCCAAACCCATTCTTTTTGTTTGTATCATTGATGTTGATCACTCTTGGACTGTCAGCCGTTCTGAGTCACTATGGTGTCGCAGTGCAAGCTGATATCGTGGACAAGTCTACGAACAAGTTGGTCAACCAGGTAGTGGCTGTCAGAAACCTGATGAGCATTGACTACCTCCACTACATCCTCAAAGACTTTACCAAGGTGTACATCAGCTTTGCCCCATTGGGATTGGTCATGGTAACTTTGCTGGTTGTTGGGTATGTCAAAGAAACGGGTTTCTTTGTCGATCTAATGCACAAAGTGTGTAACGTAGTACCTAGGTCGTTTATTACGTTTTCAGTCGTCCTGATGGCATGTATGGCCAATTTAGCATCCAATGCTGGGATCATCATCTCAACGACAGTTGCGTCAGCAATTTTTTTAACAATGAAACGCAATCCAATCGTTGGAGCAGCAATTGGGTATGCTGCAGCACATGGTGCTGAACCCTGTAATATTCTTTTGACCGGGTTTATGGTTATGATGTCCAGCATCACACAAATGTCCGTAGATGCTGCTGGTATCCCAGCCACGATCACTCCATTGTCAAATTACTATTTTCTTCTAGTTGCATTGATTGTTTTATCAACTGCAATTACAATCGTGACTGAAAAATTCATCCCAAAGATTATTCCATTGGATTTGGATGATGCTGAATGGAAACGAATGTTGAATTGTTCGACAAGAAAAGATTCTTCAATGGATCAACACCTAATTGATATTGCTGAAGGGAATGTCAATTCGATTGTTGTAACCAGAGCACTGTGGTTAACAGCAATTGCTGTCTTTGGATACGGGATTGTGTTGTTTCTGGGAATGACTTCTTACGGGGGATTTTTGTTGAATCCTCAGGGAAAACTTGTTCCGAAAAGTCCATTCACCGAAGGAATAATCGCTTTGATCGTTGGGTTGTTTTTTCTGATTGGAACAGTCTACGGTGTGTCAACGAAAAAAATAAAATGTTGTAATGACATTCCAAAGATGATGCAATCTGGCATCTATGATGCTGCGGGGTATTTGGTGATTTGTTTGCCTGCGGCATTCGCAATCAAGTTTTTTGGAGATAGTCATTTAACAACAATTGTTTCTGTCAAAGGGGCGGAACTGTTGATTACCCTTGGGGTGTCAAAGTACCCAGCAATGATTGGGTTGATTGTCGTGATCGCATTTATCAATTTGTTCATCACTTCTGGATCAGCAAAGTGGATGATCTTTGCACCAATTGTTGTGCCCATGTTTTATCGTTTAGGGATATCTCCAGAATGGACGCAATTGGCTTACGTGATCGGGGATAAATGCACTGACAGTATTTCGATAATAAACTACTACATTCCAGTGGTGTTAATGATTTGGGAAAAGTATCGCCGTGATGATGAAGAAGTTGGAATTGGTAGTGTGTATGCTTTAACATTACCAATATCAATTGTTGTCACGGTTTGCTTTTTGGTTCAATTCACCTTGTGGTGGATATTTAAGCTTCCACTTGGATTGTAGTTGGTGTCTAGTGGAGGCATTGCCTCCACTAGACAGTTAGTAAATTGTGCATTCTGAAAACCAGTCGTTGAGAATATCACCAATTGGAGTTTGATCAGTTCTTGCCAACAGAAGAGGAACCATCGCGTCATACCGTTCAGCATAACGTTCAATTGCTTCTTTTTCAGACAAGTCGTATTAGATTTGGGAGTGGGCGAGGCATCGGTAGCTCCTTTGATTATTTGGAGACAACATTTACAAATATTGTCAGTTAATTATTAAAGAAAAACTATGATGCACTTTATCCATTTCAGTGGTGGCTAGGGATATCCCTAGCCACCACTGTCGTAGTTAAATTGCATCGCCATAAGCAGCAACCAAGCAACGGTCAAACACGTCAAGGATGCGGCGATAAGTAAAGCTGTTGTTTTCATTGCGCCAGATAGGAGACTGGTCACGACGAAAGTAGGACACCAAATAGTCCTTGTAGATCCTGCGACCATTCTTGGTACCTTCTTCGAACACACGAAGAAGGAGACCGCCAGAGATGATCTCAAAACGGAAGTCAGAAGTTTCAATGACTTCATCAGAAAACAGTCGAGGAGAAAAGGTGATGACTTCAGTACCATTGCGATCTTCCCAACGAAGACCATTGGCGCTGGGCAAACCGTTGAGCATGTTCATGATAGCCTCCGTGGGCTTAAGACATGGTGAATAAAGTTGTTACAGATCACATTAATCTGCTTCTTCACAGTTGTTATATAGCTGCGAATAAGGTTGATTTACAAAAAAATAAACCACCCCAGTTGCCCAGGGTGGTTTATTTTACGGTAGGTTTAGACGGTCTGCGTCATCAGCTTAAGCTGACCAGAGCAGAACAGACGGAAGATGTCCATGTCCATCGGTTCAAGACCATCAAAGTCAGTCTTGAAGATGGTCTTCAACATTTCCGTCACATTGCTGTACAGCTGCCGACTGTTTTTGACTTCACCCGTCCGGTAGACGGAGACGGATGGCGCAAAGACATCCGTCGATTCCATGTGCTCATTGTCAAAGGTTACGACTCGGGCTTCCGACATCAGCGGATTGTACTTCAAGTAGGCCCTAGGGCTGATAAGCAAGCCGCCATCGTACTTGTCTGCCGGGGTGTCGGCGATACCAATGGAGAAAGTGAACGGGTTGGCGATCTGGTCGTTTTTCGACTCCAGTTCGTCAACCAGAGCACTGTGGAAGATCGGGTGAGCAAGCAGATGTTCCATCGCGTACATTTCACGCAACAAGTATGACGGATTGGGCATATCCAGACGGCCAGGGTGGCTGAACTTGATTTGCGTGGTTGTGCGTTTCAGCCAGTAGCTGAGTTTTTCCTTGGATTCCAGTTCATTGGTGGCCACAGCCCAAGTGCCAATGTTTTCAGAGAGTTGACCAACTTCACGCATGAAGTAGAAGTCCTTGGAACGATTGAACACTGACACGGCAAAAGAATTTTTCATGACTGCTCCTTAACTGAAAGTGGAATAGATTAAGGCAAGGTTGACAGCACTCGAACATTCACACGGACATGTTTGCTACGGTCACTGCGCACGATGAGTGGTTCTACCTGACAGATAGCTTCAGGCAGCTCAAAGATCATGGCTGACATCACAGCGACCTTTTTGGTCTCAGCGAGTCTGGAAAAGAAACCGATGATGTCAGTGCTGTACAGGAAATCAACAGCTGATGCTCGACGATGGATGGAGTGTTGTGTGAGGACTGAACCACCACAATCGACCTCCATTCCAATTTGCATTTCACTGAACAGATTGTCCGGGAGTTTTTCGCAAGCTTCGCGAATGATCTGCACAAACTTGGTTGCACAGTTCTTCTGAGCTTGCTTGTTTTCAAGCTCAGCGAACCATTCAGCACGGAATGCCAAAAACGCGGCCGCCATTGTGCTCAGTGGTCCAAGACAGAGCAAGGCTTTTGGATCGACATTTACCCGCTTTGGGATACGAGATATTTCCACTCGGATATCCCAAGCCGGGGGTTCATTCGCCGTAAATTCACGGAAGAACTTTTCTTCATACGTGAAAGTTGGCGCTGGCAGCGCTTTCTCTTTTTGCGGTTTGAACTCAGTTACCGTCGCCACTCTGCTCCTCCTGGGATCTGTTTTCCCGCGATATCAGAAAACGCCGCAATTCCTCATGAGTGCTGATTTCTGTCTGAGGGGTCAGCAGCATGTATTCTTCATCGCTGTCTACCAGACGGTTGAGTACCACCGTTCGATCACTGCTGGAGTAGTACGGCGGGTGCACTGGTTTGGCAGAGGCAATCACAGCTTCAACCCAGAGATAACCAGAGGTGGGGAGAGACCTTTTGAGGGGGGTGTCACGCGTCAGAAAATGCACTTCCACCCGCACTTTGTGTCGTTCAACTGCCGTGTCATCACGGATCATCATGCCCTGAAGGGAATCTTCGAGTCGGTGAAGTGCCATCACCAAGGTGTTGTACATCAGGCGAAAATGGGGTTCTGGGTGAGCATCCCGTTTTTCCGGAGTGGGCTGAGCCAGAGCGATTGCCTCATCGAACATGTCGTGGATGTACTGTTGCACAGTGGTGACAACATCCTCAGGTGGGGTTGTCGGCAATTCCCAGGTCAGTTGCGTCAGCCCAGCACCTTTGTGGTGCCCAAGTTTCGGAATAATTACGTGGTCAGAACCAACCACACCAGTTGCCACGGTAGCAGACGATCCAGAAAACTCCAATGTGACCGTATTTTCCTGACTCATGTGTTTCTCCTTAGGCAAACATGCCCAGTGTTAGTTGTCCAAACCAAGAGACGAATGCGCAGAGACTCATGTAGAGGATGGCTTTTAAAACCCAAGATCTTGGTTCTACTCCCCACTGATTGAGTTGGAGAGTCACTAACTAGGCACAAGCCATCTGGCCAAAACAGTTGATGAATGCAATCCCAGGACGTTGATCAGTTGCAATGATTCTTGCGTAGAACAAAGCAAGTCCGATCATCCAGATGGTCATGTTGAAAACATAATCAACTGTGATTTCCATCTTCTCCGCTGCCCAGGACCGGTTCGGTTTTTGTGAGGAAGAGTTCAAAGCGACACGCCTTCATTGTACAAGTGGTTGCAGGAACGTTGCCCCAGTCAAAGGTAGGATCACTGACGATGTTTGTCAAAGGAGCAGTAGCGTCTTCTTTCTGAAGGAACGCACGCTGACCCATGCACTGGCAAGGAAAGACGTCGCCGTTTTCTTCAATGTAGAGATTGTTCTTTCCGGCCAGACATTCCCAGCCAGTAAAACAATTCGCATTGTTGTTGACGACTTTCTTCCAGCCAGCAGTGTCAATGATTGTTTTGTCTTCTTTGAGATGTGAATGACCTTGACCACCACGATGAGGTTCAGCCAGGCTAACCTGAAAGCCCTCAGACCGCAAGGTTTCAAACACCTGCTGATGCGAAGGATCACTGGTCATGACGGTGACAATGATACGTTTACAGATATCTTCGTACCCGGGCATGGTTGCGAACTCTTTCAAGTAACGTAGCTTCTGGATGTACATTTCTGGAGACATCTGGTTTTCGTGATACGTTGTGATCAAGGAAACTCGAGCATACCCAAGTGTCTTGAAGTAGAAAGACACCGAGTCACTGAGATTGGTGTAGACCAGAACGTTCTGCACAAGCTCGTTCAAAGTCTGCACGATCTTCATGAATCTCGGATGCAAGGTGGGTTCACCACCAAACAAACTGACCTGGGTATATTTCGCAGGATACTTCATGAACTGTTCCCAGATCCAAGAGATAATCTTGGCGGCATCATGTTCATAAGGGCTGCGATGGTTATAGTGGAAAGGGCAGTACGGACAATTTGCAGTGCACTGCCTGGTCAGGTTCCACATCAAGCAGCGGTAATCCTGTTGGTTTTCAGGATCAAACCACGGAAGAATAACTTTACTCATTATTGGTCCTCGTAGTGAAAGGACGAAGTTCCCCTTCGTCTTCATTGCGTGCGATCATGTCTTTCAAAGTTGTTCCCAGGCTCCAAGTGTTTTCGTGCATGACAACACCGGGGCCAGCAACAGTGACCATCCCACCAAAAGCACCTGAGCGCATCCGACTGCAAGTGACGGCGGCTTCAAGGATGATGGGTTCATCGATTTTGTGTTCTTGCATTACTTCTGACATCAGTGACATCACGGCATGAGGATCACCATTGAGTTCAGCTTTCAGGTAAAGATCGCACTTACCATCCTTGCTGGATTCAATGATGACATCAGTGCCACACGAGTAGATGTCCTGAGCATCAAGAACCTGTTGTGCCAACTGAGTATCCAGCGTGGTCTGGTCATCAGTGAGGTTGTGTTTCTTTGCGTACCATTCCGGGAGCCCACCAAGGGGTTCTTCCGGTTCCGGAAACTCTCTGGTATCCGCAAAGGAAATCAGCGCATTGAGGTCGTTTGCTGCTTTTTCAGGAAAATCCTGAACAGTCTTAGCAAAGATCTGATAGTAATCTGCCATGCTACCTCCTTAATCTTCGTCCAGTACTAATGTGATTGTGACACTGTGTCTTGGCGCAGAAGCACCAGCAAATATACTGGTGTAACACTGGCACTTTATTCCGTCGACAAATTCAGTTTCCACCAACTTTGCCCTACGGTATTTAAACAGCACTTTCTGTTTTTGCAAATGTTCTTCTGGATTTTCACCATTAAACAAGTGGAAGTTTTCAAAAAGTGCTGCATGCCTAATTGAAAAGACTTGTGCGGGTGTCCCCGTGAAAACAATTGCGGTTTTATTGTTGACGCCAACTTGAAACGTTGTTTCCATCTGTTCAAACTCCGATGAGAGTCTGATCAAGTGTTGTGCTTTGTCAACAAGTATTTTGAAGTGCTTTGTGAATTCTGAGGATTTGTTTTGAGTCTTGTTGTAAAAATCATCAATGATTATTGCCCACTCAAAAATACAAAGGACTCGATTCTGTTGTTGAGGAGTAAGCAAGAAGTTATAACTTGCCAACTTCTGCATCAACTTCTCTCGAAAGTTTATTGGTTCCGTACCTTTTTCAGTAAGCTCAACTGACAAGCCAGCCATTCTAGGAACACCATGGTTTGTCTTTTTCTTAACCGGAGTTGATGTGAATACTGAAAAATCAATTTCCATCACAGCTTTATTTGTCAGCATAATGCTCCTAAAATACCAGAGTGGGGAGAAACTTCTCCCCACTCTGATTAATAGTTGCGGTTATTGATTATCGTCCGGCGCGGCGAAAGAGGCGATTCAGGACACGGTGCGCTGCCTGGTCGCAATCATTGTCTTCCGGCTGTTGACCCTTGGCAACACTGGATTGGACATGAGTCTTTTCCAGCATATCCAGCAGATTTTTCACACGGCTATCACCACGGGAAACCGGGCGGAAGGGATCGTTCTTCAGTTCTTCCACCCGTTCAGCAAATGCCTCACAAGTGGGCAGATCAGTGCAGTTGAAACAGTTGAGCAGCAGGTCGGGATCTCTGAGCTCCATGATCTGATCACGGCGGGCGTCAAGGTGGTACTTCCGACGGCGTTCGTCCGAGGCCTTGGCCATGCGGCCGGTGCCGAAGTCAGAAAATGAATCTGACGGACTGTCAACACGTACCTGCTCACCACGCTGCTGACTTTCTGGTTGGGTCATGTCGGCAGCAATGAGTCGTACCTTGACATCAAAGCTGCTCCGACTGGGGCGATCATCGTTTACACGATTCTGGAGCACAAGGTTGCAGTGCTTACAGTCTGCAACATGTTGGCAATCCATGCAGAATTGCTGCATTTTGACCGAACCATATGTACGAAGCATCCCACGTACGGCCACACGTTTGTGGTCATGCTGCGCGGTTCGATCCGACGACAAAGTAAACCCTTGGCACGTCGAAGCAGAGGTCCCGGTCCTGTTGAGGTTACCTTCACGGTTGATCACTTTGATGATCTGTGATTTGACCGCAGCACGATCTTCTGCTGGAACCTTGGAGTATTCCAACAGATCCGAAAGGATGCCATCACCAGTCACCACCACAACTTTGTGTTTCTTTGCCAGGTAACCCATGCTGTCCAAGAAACTGGCGACCGCCGCAAAGGAATGATTGCTTCTACGAAAAATATCCACGTCGTGGATGAATTCCATTACCGCCAGACGTGTTTTTGCAGCCTGGTCTGCAGTGAGCGGATTTGACAGCTCATCATTGTTGCCCTGGACCATGTCATCGATCACGAGCCAGTCGATGACGTTGATCAGGATGCGATAGATTTCCTCCAGGACCATTTCATTGGTCCAATCATGCCCAGTCTTGGCCAACAGGTCACGGATCTTTGTGATGCCGGCATCCACCTGCTTGGTGCGTTCGCTTACCACAGGTGTTGCCCCGTTGTAAGCCAGCAGGATGTCGCTGATGTCTTCATCACTCTTGGCTTCGCTGAGCAGCTCGATGAGCCGTTCACGTTTGGACTTTTCAGGTGTTGACATTGATGTGGTCTCGTCAGCATGGTAATCTTTGATCTGTCTGACAAACCCATTCACAACGCCGATGATAACATCGAAATTATTCAGGATTTCAGATTGATCTGCCGACAAACGTAACACATCAACTGCGTCCTGTACCTGGCAAACGGCTGAGATCATTTTGTCTGCAACAACAGGGTCGCTTATCGACGCAAGGAATGAGGGGACAATCGCCGGCACGGGAGTGGCTGTTTTTGATAATGCTTCTGGAGCGCAGGTCCAGCTCACGAGCAATCACCCAATAGATCTGTTTGACGATGTCGGCTTTTTGTTCGTCGGTCGGGTTGGGTTCATCGGTGAAGAGCTCAGTAATCCTGGGATGCACTGCTACCAACAGCCGATCAAGTGACGGTATTGCTTCGCCGATGGTCTTGTCATCTTCAGTCGTGGTGGTCTGATTTTTCTTTTTGCTGCTCATAGCGTCCTCAAGGTTTTGGTAGGTGGTAAGTTCATCCCCGGCATTGTCAGCGCCGAAAGTCCACATTTCTGTAAAATCGAAAGAACTGGAGTCAAAGATGTCTGCCAGTTTCCCGATATCCGTGGACAAACCGATAATGTCGATCGTTCCCAGCTTATCCGCCGTTTTGTCGGTGATGTAAGCGATGTCAATCCCGGCTGTCTGTTCATTGGACCGGTCGTCGGGATCAGTCCACTCCACAGTGATACTGACCAAACAGACAGACCGCAGCCAAAATCGAACTGATAAGGAGTATGCCGGTGTTGTCGACAGCTTTTCAGCAAGGAATGCTTCAAGCTTCCATATCGGCGGCAAGATTTTCAGGTGGTCAATATCCTGAGGGGTAAACCCGCATTGACGCATGGTGGTCTGCAGTGAAAGAGCAATTTCTTTTACCAACCGACTGGCAGCAGAATGACTGCGGTGAGGCTGTACGGTGCACGGGAGCTTCCTGGAATCAGATTTGATTGGCCTGGCATACACAATGTTTTCATCACCCGGCCAGGTAACGGTTACTCGCCATCTTGCATGTCTGGACATATGTGCCTCTATTTTTAAAGGTTATGCAGATTGATATTCAACATCTGTAAAGTAATATATCTGCTAAAAATATTTAGTTTACAGAGGGAGGGCAATGCCCTCCCTCTGTATTTTACCAATACTTGAATAGTGGATCAGTCATCTGTTTCTTCAGCTTGTTGGTTTGGGCATCTCTGGACAATGCTTGTGCCAACTCAGACATATCAACCGTTTGCAACGGAGCACTCTGCAAGTCACCAATAGCTGCAACTGATTGTACTCCGGGACCAAGTGCCAGTAGACTGTTCTCTAAGAATTTCTTCTCTTTGATCAAGTCGACTTTGATGATGGAGTCAGTTGTGCCATTGATCTGCTTCTCAAGTTCTTTGATCCTGATCTGCAGTTGACGCTGGCGATGGCTCCGCTTCATGTCGATGGCTTCACCACTACCACCAATTTTGGCAAGTTTGATGTGGGTTGGGATACCGTACAAGTGATGGTTACGACCGTGAATAATGAACCAAGCGGCGAGCATGAACGAAATGACAGAGTCATCATGTCCTCCAGCTAAGTGGTCGATTCGACCATTACGCAGAGTTAGTGTGTGCAGTTCTTGAATTAGGTTGATATCACGCACAACAGCGTAGTTCATCTTGAGTGCACGATTCAGTGTGAACTTGTAGAGGGCGTCACGAGAGTTCTCACCTGAAGCTGTGGTTGTGAACCCGATGAACTTCTTTGTTGGTCCTTCACTGGCATACTTGTTGCTGACATCCATCTTGCTGAATGGCATTTCTTCACGGCATTGGAAAACCTTATTGTAGATTCTGGTAAATGGATTGATCCCAGCTTTCCACAATTCAGCACAGATGATCGCAATCAGAACTGAAGCGGTTGAACGACGTTCAGGAACGAGAACAAAGTTCGGGTGAGCGATCAACATCTTTGCCAGATACAATCCAAGTTTGACCAAGTCAGAGTCATTGCAACGACTGGTCATTACAGTGGAGAGATCACTGATATCCATGAAGTGGATTGTGGTGAAGTCTTCATCAATGTTTTCTGAAGTATCCAGACCCATGACAAAGAATCTGTTCGGATCACTCCACACTTGCGTTGGATGCTCGTACCATCTAAACAGGTAACCATCTACTTCTTCTGTGTGCACAGGATGAGTTTTACCATCATCCATCTTGGCCAAGAGATCGACATCAACAGCAGGACGTTCACTACCTGACGACCAACGGTTGTACAAATCACGTTCGATGTCTTCCTGTTCAAGGTTGTTTTCTCTGGCAACTTCTTCTGCCCACTCAACAGTCTTGCCCAACTGACGGAAAGAGAACTCACCGTACAGCATGCCATTCTGACTGTTCTTTCTAAGGACGTACTTCAAGGCAGCATTGGACTCAAGATCGTACATCCGCTCGTTGAACGCACAGCACTTACGCATGATGTTGTACACATACGCACCAGAGTCAGTGTTCAACTTAGCCGCAGTTGTCGTGATGATGTCACCAAAAGGGATGTTGTGCTCACGAGCAATTGCCATAGCGGCGTTCTTGGCGTTCATCAAAACTGGGTAGGAGATCCGGATATTCGAACAGAAGGGAGCTTCGTCAAGTTGGTTCACCAAGACGGTACCACCACGACCAGCGTTAAAAGCGCCAGCGATATCTTTCTGAGCGGTCTTAGTGGCGTACACGTTATTCAGTGCTGCATACCGAATCTCTTCTTTGTTTTCTGTATCTAAGTTCTTGTCCACATGGATCAGATATGGTGGTAGCTCATCTCGGATGGTTTTCAGACGAGAAACGTTTTCGATGATCAGCTGGTTGCTATGTGTGAAGAGCTTGATACGAGTGTTGATATACGTGAAGTACATCAAGCAGACAATCAGTGCCATCGAACCAATAGTTTTACCAGTCTGACGAGGTTGAATCAGAAAGGTTGCACAGCTATTGAAGAATGCCCAAAACAGAAACAGGTTGGCACGATTCAAGATAAACGGAATAGCTTCCACACCAGTCGCTGGAATGCGCACGATCTCTCGAATGTAGTACCAAGGATTGATCTTGCACTCGATGGAGATCTTAGCGGCGATCTCTGGAGTGATTGAATCATAATCGTGGGGATTTACGTTCAGCAACTCTGGTTGATGGAGTGCCAAAAAGAATGCGTTGTTTTTCACACCCATGTCTTTAAGGACAAAGTGCATGCGCTTGAACGATTCATTCGTGGTATTGATTTGGACTGTGGCATCCTGTCTGCCCCAGTCGTTACGATAAAGGATCATAAGTAAACCTCAGGTTAAAATGCCGTACAAAAAATAACTGATATTTAGCTTAAATTACTGACACGGAGAGGGGTTACCTCTCCGTGTCATATGGTTATTCCTGAGGAGCTTGCTGAAGGTCAGTGACGGGCTGAGCACGCTCAAGATCAGCTGGGGTAAGCTGAGGTTGAGTCGGATCTTGTGTCACAGGGTCAGGCTTGTTATCCCGTTGCATCCGGGCTACGACTTCAGCCCTTGACAGATAGATGTCCATGTTGGTGGTCATCAACTGATCCATCTCTTCCTGTGTCAGGATCTTCAGATCCACTGCACGGTTAAAGATGAATTCATAGAAGAAATGCCAACGAGGATACCATTCAAGGTACTGTTGCATGCCAGTAAAGTAGAGTGAACCAAACTCGGAGATCACTCGTTCATGAGCGAACAACCAGAGACTGGTTTCACAGAACCCGGCACGTCCATTGACATGAGCAACGATTTTGCTCTGTGTCCGCTGGATGGCGTCAATGACGTTGCCGTAGGAGAAGATGGGATAGTAGCCGTAGATACCATTGCCCATGTGGATATGCAGTTGGGTGTTTTGTGACAATGTCCGCAACAGCTTACAGAACCGGTTCTGGAACTTGGGGTGGTCAAGATCAGTGTATTCTGTAAAGTACAAGTTGAAGTTGACATTGTCATTGGTCGACAGCATCAACTTGTAGTACTTGTCCTGTTGTGAAGTGCACCCACCATAGCAGTTCAGTGCCGCGTCCGACAGCTTCATTCCCAAACGAGGGATTGACAGACTGCCAGTCAGCATTGGTGGGTTATACGTAAGGTCTTTGGTGCCAAGCATACTGGATTGCAATGACTCATACGCGCGAACTTCCACAGACTGACTGGTGATGTCCATCTGACTACCAGTTGTGGTGTTCTGGAGCTCAAGCAATGCGTCTGATGCAAATGCCGCACCGCTACTTTTCAAGTTTCCGGTCATGCTTTACTCCTAAGCGGCTTCTTCGAATTTGGCAAGTCGATCCCGCATCATCGGTGCGGTGATCCAGACTGCTTCATCCGGGTTTGAGCAAATCCGGTCTACCTCATCAGCAGTGATGAATCCACGACTCAGTGAGATACTCAGAAGCACGTCACGGACATAGTTGATTTGGTAGTCAGCCTCATTCCGAATCCGCAGGGAGTTGCCACAGTCACCGTGTGACGACATGTGCCACATGAAGTTGGCACCATCACCAATGGTGACTTCGTGACACACCGACCAGATCAGTGAACCAGCTGAAGCACACATCCCCGACGCGTGTCCAATGACTGTGCCTTGGCAAGCACGGATCGCAGTGCAGATCTGTGTGGCGGTTGTGATATAACCACCAGGTGACGCGATGTTCAGTTCAATGACATCATTGACACCAGCGTTGTAGAGTGTGTCCAAGAGTGGCAGGTATTCACTGATGTCAGAGATGCTGTCAGTGATGTTCGCCAACCAGACATCGCCACCCTTATCAGTTTTGCCAATCTTGTAGACTGGGCACCAGCTGTTTTCATCGTACAACTTCGGATCAAACGTGAGTGTAGTCTGATCCAATTCGTACGTGAACTTGTGGGTCTGTTTGTTGGTCGTAATCGTTGCTGGATGAAATCCTTCATTGCCAGCACTGATGTTCCCAACTTTGATGCCCATTGAAACCAGGGCAGAACGACTTGACATGGTCCCTCCTTAGGAACGCTTCTGATTCAGCACACTGTGAATCAGAGACCGGTTAACACCCATGGGATCACGGTAGGTGTTTGTACCTTTGATATAGCTACCAAGAGCTTTGCCATCGAGGTCAAAGTTCTTGACACCAAACAGTTCCAGCAGACGTTCGTCATTGTAACTTTCCAATGCGACACGCTTGCCAGTGGGAGTGTACAGCATGTCCAACGTGATGGGCATGAGACACTCTTTGCCTGTCTGGGTTGCTTCGACATACCACTTGCTACCGTACAGATAACCAGGCATATCAACAGCGTCAAAGGTAACAAATTCTTCCACAGTGCGCACAGGTGCACGCAGCGCAGCATCATACCGTTCTGTCATCAAACACCGCAGTGAAAACGCTGTGTTTTCATGCGGGTTCATCAGTGAAGGTTCAAGGTACTTGCCCTTAGGCCCCGTGCACTTGATGTCAGCACGGATGATCGGACAGTTGCCAGCAGCATTCTTGTCTGTGTAGACAGCCTTGAAGTGGTGACTTTCCTGATCACGGTCGATCATCACTACACGGGAAAGCGGAGCGTCATCTTTCGGATGACCCCACTCACCGTAAAGGTTGCCATGGGTCAGCCGAATGTTGAACGGCGTGTTAAGATTCGTCAACTGGCTGTAGTACGATTCGGTATCGTAGTAACAACCATTGAGGGATTTGGCGTTGAACGCTGACATGGGGATACCATTGAAGTAGCCATCAGCATCAGGGCGCAACGCTTGGAGTTTGCGTCCATCAAAAGAATCCATCACACCAACATAGAGGTACAGTTTGTTCGGTGTGTTTTGCAGTACTTGAGCGGCGGCAGTTGACATATTTTCTCTCGTGGGGAAAAGATTACGTACGAAGAAGGTCTTCAATCTCGTGCTGTTGTTCAGACTGATTGATCAAAGACCTGTTAAGTCCTTCCATGAAATAACTACCAAGAAGACCGGATGTCGCACTGTCTCTGATCGACGTGGTGTTTCGCAGTCCGAGATAGGCAGCTGGATTTTTCATGTCAGTATGCCGGTACTGAACATTCAAGTTGTTAGGATCACGCGCTTGGAATGCGGCCATCATTTCAAAGATGGAGTGCAGAACCTTCAATGATACCCCACACGTTTCCTGCGCAACGTCCATAAGAGTGGACAGCTGTGAGTAACTGACGAATGGTGGGATGTTGCCGTTTCGGGTAAACTCGATAAACATCTTACCCAGGATAAAGCTTTGCTTGATCATCGTCTTACTGACCAAGAAAGGATCACCCTTTTTAAACACCAACACCGTGTACTCGACATTGTCGATCTTCTGTTGATAGGTGTCAGATGGCATCATCTCAAGAATCGCAGGGAACATCAGATTGTACTTCTGAGTATCCCCTTCGACTTCAATTGTGAAAATGCCAAGCGCTTTGACTGTGTTCTCAACGATAAGCAGATCGTGGACAGTGTATCGTTGTGGGATATACGCTTTCGCGCTCTCACCAACAAAAATAAAACCATCACTACCTGGATCATTTTTGAGGTACTTTGAAAATTGCTTTGCCATCAGTAGCTCCTAAGGACGTGTGATCTGAATTGCATACATACAGTTGGCATCTACCTGTGGCAGAAAACCTTCGTAGAATGGATGCAGAGCTTCGATTGCATGATTCCTGTTGTAGTAGTCATGTGTCGTCAGCAGAGACATCCTAGGGCTATTGTAGGCGTAAAAATCGGTATACGATTGATAGTCTACTCTTGTCTGGTCAACAATCGACATTGATGACTGATCCCAAAGGAATCCGGCTACCCCACCAGTGGCAACATGCAGTGCGGAATGTGCGTACTGATGAGTGTGTACTTTCTTGATGTAGAGCTTTGGTGTGTCAACGATCACAAAGAACGCTCCCTTGTGATCAGCAGCGTACATGCCACCACCAAGATACTCTTGGATACCCATCTCAGTACTGACAGTGTCAGTGCTTTCATTGAACTTGTTCGCAGCGATTTGTTGCTTCAGCAAACAAGTTCCGATTGGCAAGTGGTGTGGTGAGATCAGCACAGAAGTGTCACTGACTACTTTGCAGGAATCAGGGAAGAACAGGGTGTGGCCAATCACCATGAAGACAGACTTGTTCTTCAAGGAGTAAGTGGCTGGCAAGAAGATTTCAACGTCCAATCCCATTGCAAAGTTCACGTCTGCTTTTTGACCAGCCTTTGTTTTTGACGTACAAGCTGAGAAGGGGACACACTTGATGCCCCCAAGGCTGGAGAAGTCCAACAGTGATACGCAGGGTCGCTTTGTTGTCGTAGATGAATGCATGAACTCTGCGCCTCTTGGCATCAAAAGTTCATCATCGAAAAATGTGGGAATTGACAGCAACCCATTGACACTGAGCAAACATTGTGAGAGATCCAGTTTGCAATCAGGATCTATTTTTTTCACACCAAGATCAAGAAGTTGCCAACGTCGAAAAGAGACATTGCGGTCTTTTGGGACATTGACCCTGGTGTAAGAAAGTTCAAACAGTTCAGGAACATGCAGTGGTTCAGCAAAACACAGACTTCTGGTTGCATCCATGAAGTCTGGTACTTTAGTGCTGTAACCGAGGACCATGTGATCAGTGATGAGACCACCAAGGTCAGCCCAAGTAAGGGTGGTGATGTCTTTACCACTGATCACATTTGTCATGGTGAGCAGTGCGGTGAGATCTGCGAATGAATACTCAGTTGCAGTATCCGCTGGGGAATCAACAACAACAAAATACCGAACAGACAAGTCACGACAAGATGCGCTTGAGGAAGTGAACACATCCACTGGTTTGATATCTGACATTTTCATTTCTGTCAAAACTGTACCAGCGGCTTTATACAAACTGTAGATTTGCCGCATGTTGCCCTCCGTTCCGTGGGTGTTTGTAAATGATGTAGATATTAACATAAAACTAGCCATACGATGCGTGACGATTACTATATATTAAACCGATTGGCGGGTTGGAATTATGGCCACAAACATCATCCACACAACAGCTGACATTTTTTCACTTCCAGCACAAGCATTGGTTAATCCGGTGAACCTAGTTGGTGTCATGGGTAAGGGCTTAGCGTTGCAGTTCAAGCAGCGTTATCCAGAAGTCTTTACGGATTACCGTAGAGCAATTGAGGAAGGGGAATTGGTTGAAGGGCTCGTTCAAGCCGTGTCGATCAGTGATGCGTCTTTTTACGATACTAACAAACCTGAAATCGTAGTAAACTTTCCAACCAAATACCACTGGCGTGAAGCATCGCCAATTGAACTAGTTGAAAGAGGTCTGAGAGCCCTTGCACAATTCGTGGTTCAAACAAAAATTTATTCCATTGCGATTCCACCACTTGGCTGTGGATGCGGTGGCTTGGATCATGATCAGGTCTTGTGTTGTGTTGAAGATCAATTCCTTCCACAGGTGGAGAAGTATCTCAAGATTTGCTATCTCGTGCGATTTTGAACAAAAAAAAATAAAAGCATGGAGGTAGGGTAAACCCCTATCCTCCATGCTCACTACACAGCACATGCGAAGGTGCCGCAGCAAGTATTCACAGCGAGATCACGAATCATCGTGGTGTCACAGGAACCCAAGCAAATACGGAAACACACCGTGTGATTACCATTGTGATTGAAAGTGTGGACTTCGCTGGACAGACGTTCAACAATACCACGAAAATACTCAGCCGAATTCTCAGACGAAAACGTCGCACAGTAATTGATAGCAGCCATGATAGACTCCTTTGAGTTTATTAGGAGATTGGATTAATCTCCTTCTTCAAGACTGTTATATACGTGCGAACTGAATTGATTTACACGAAAAAATAAAACAGACAGCCCCCCGAAGAGGGCTGTCTGGTCAATAGCGATTTATCCCTGAAAGGCAATCGTTGCTGGAACGTGGGTCCAGAAGAAGATGCCCTGCATCTGGTCGATAAACTGCTTGGTCATGGCTTTTTGAAAGTGCACCAATGTTTGCACGTTAGGAGAAGCATAAGTTCCATCTTCTTCCAACAAGCAGTCAATGGGATAGTTGAACACTTCCACTAACGCACCAAGCAGTTCCTGAAAATCAGGAAGCTCCGCGTCAGGGGACTGGAGTCGTTCAAGCTCATGAAACCAAAACGCCAGCTGACTGGTTTGCCAGTCAGCGTGGCGATTGATGTGGTAATCACGGTTCTCCATGTCTGTTGGGTGTTCAGCATTTGCTTCTGTGACCGCCAAGTCATGAGCAATCTTGAACTGAGCAAGCAGGTTGTTGATGACGTATTGATAGAAGTCATCCCCATCAAGCTTCTTGTCGTGCGCCGTGGTGGTTGCCCGGATCATGGCGAAGTACAGTTCACATTCGTTTTCTTTGATGTTGAGGAGCTGCATCAGTTCAGTTGGCTTATTCGGGGCGGCACCGGAAAAGACCTGATGTTGCCAGAGACTCAACTGGTCAACGATGAACTTCTGGCAGAGCTTCGGTGAAAACTTCACAGGGGTGCCGTCAACACGTTTCGCCTTTTTGATGGCGAGCATCCCAGTATCGATCCCGTACACCAGTGCGATGGTGCTGATAGGAATGTCCATGGTTGCCAGGTCATGACCACAAGCGATCGCGGTGAAGTGATTACTTGGGTTGAAATCTTGCGGATCGGCGGCACCCCACCTTGTTGCGTGATCCTGGTTGATCAGCTCACCCAGTTCAGCCAAGTTGATCCGGTAAACTTCTTTCATGGGATCGAGGATATCAAACGGGTTATGATACATCAGCGTCTCCAGTCGTGTCAGTTGTTTTGTTTTCTTCATGAAGACTTTTCCTGAGGTCTTCAAGTCTTTCTAAGATTGCGACTACCAGTGCATGGCTATCCCCAAGAAATCGGTTCATCTGTTCCAGTTGTTCAGCTTGAGCACTGTAAACTTCAACCAGACTGGTGTTGGTCCCAGACATCTTGTTAAGGAGCATCTGCTGCTGTTTCACCAGCGATGCCTGCTCCTTAAGGATATCAAGATACTCGGTGTTTTGCGGAATCGACACCTTGCGGACATCATTACAGAATTGCTTCGATGCCCAGTATGAGAACGCACCGAACACGATGGTGCAGCCAATAACAAGAAGAACCAGCTTAAAAATGAGTTCAGGATGTTCCATAATAACCTTCAATTATTGGTTAGGGTGATCGTATTTTTCTGCAAGGAGGGCTTTCAGTTTTTCCGTTTCTTCCTGTAATTTTATAAGTTTCTGTTCGTGCTCATCCAACTGCAGTTGCATTTGTTGGATTCGGACCTGTCGGATATGTTCGGGTTTCATCAGTGCGTCCATGATTTCGACCAGCGGTTGATCGCCACCATTAAGGAAATTGATTAGTTGCACTGCCATCACCGTTATGATGGCCATGCCAAGAACACTGAATACTACAGCACCATCAAGCGAGGTGAGAATTCCCATTTCTTCCTCAAGGATTAAAGGTTCTTTACAACTGTAACTACTTGGGTAATATAGATTAAAAAAATCATTGAGTCACACCGCTCTGCTGGGGTTACCAGCAGAGTGGTGATGAACTAAACAAAGGAAATTGAGATTTTGTCGAAGAACACATAACCAGTATACGAACCGTGGTTAGCACCATCAGTGTACGTATTCCAGTTATGGAACACCAATGGGTTTTCCATTGGTTTTGTTGGGAACCATGAGTTTGCTGGAGTCAGCACTTTTGTGATCTTACCTGGAGTAGCTGAGGCAAAATAGTTTCTCCAGTAGGCAGTTCCAGTATGTCCGTAAATGCTGTTTGCTGTGTTGTTGTAAGCTGAGTTACCAACTTTTACGACACACATAATTGGATAGTACCCAGCCAATGTTGGTAGAAACCATCGAAGACCAGCATCAAAGTTCATTGCCGTGGTAATGTTCCCGAAAGTGTCACCAACATAAAAAGAGCATGTGATTGATTTCGGAATGATTGGAAAATTCAAACGAAATCCGGTATTGTACCGCTCAACACTATCACCATATCGAAATGCTTTTGAGCTATTTGGGCCGACCTTCGTAGTTGAGGACAACAAACATTTGTTTGATGTGTCAAAGAAATCTGGGTAGGTCAATGCTAGATAGTTGTACAGTTCGGTACCTGACATGAACTTCGTAAAGTCGATGTCAAGTGATCTTGGATATTGCACAGCCTTCAGCATTGTAGCATCGGTACCAGCGAACACAATTGCCATATGCTCTTCCTATCAGCCTGAGCACCAGGATTTCTCTGGTGCTCAGGTTAGTTGTTTAAATGATGTTGTTCGGCTCAGTATTGTACCCAGTTGCCAGATGTAACCACATCCACGGGTACTCCGTACAGAATCTGGAACTCACTTCCTTGTTCTTTCAAGAACTCGACAATGACATTAGAACCAACCAACAGATCAGTGCGACCAGTGCGATTGATTGCCCAAGCCACGTTGAACGTTTCCATGGGGATTGGTGTCGTGACGAGAGTGGTCAGGTTGTCAAGTGCCCGGATGGTGTAGTGAGTAGGAGTGGGTGGCTCCAGTTCACTATCAGTGTTGTACGGCGGGTTTGCACACTTGTAGAATGCATCCAGCATAGCTTCTTGGTTCGCAAACCGAGAAGTCGGCACAAAGTACTTACCAAGAGTGGCGTCATAATGGATAACTGGACGCCGGCGCATCGTGCTTTCGACACCATACGTAACGTTCATGTCTTCGTCATCCGCGATCAGATACTTTTGATAGTTGACACCATTCTGGAATACCAGATAGTTCTTCTGAGCAAAGGGCACTGTCAGTTCGACACCAAAGACCTTTGACAAGTCAACAGTGAAGTACAGCTGCTGTTTCTCACCGAACAAACCAGTGTTGATGGCGTGCTGCAGAACGACATCGTTGGTAATATCAACAACTTTATCCCGGGAATCGCTGTACGCGATGTACTTGAGATAGTAGTTTTCAGCAGCAGCATTCCAAAGAGGCATCACAGAAACCTTGATGCCACTTAAGGATTTGTTCGCCAACACAGTCACCCACTTTTCGCAGATCACAAAACGTTGATTACTTTCCGTGGGCTGGATCTTTGCGTACTCTTTAGGACCAAGGAATTTCTTGATCAGGATCTTTTGCTTTTGCCCAGGGTAAGAAGGTACAAAACCTTCGAGACCATGAACGAAGCAAGTCTTACCATCAATGGCAAGATCAGCATACCGACCATCAGAGTATTCCAGTCGTGGAACAATCCCAAGATGGTCGACTGATTGTCGTTGGTAAAGGTAGAATGATCCGTCTGACAGCATCTGCAGTGCTGTAGCATCCATGCCAACAATCATGTCACTATCACTGGCAAGGTCATTCAGGGCAATGGAATTGACCACTGTCAACCTGACGGTCATCACTAAGATACCGACATTGTCAAACAGATCCATTTCTACACTGTCACCATCTTTCACATCTGAGAGGGTGTGACAGTTGGTGCACTGTTTGATGGGACTTCCCGGCATGATTGACATCATGGGGATGCGGTTGTTGCGATAGTTTTCATCACTGTCAAGGTACAGTGAGATTACTTCACGTTCACCAGCGGTGTTACGTTTGTAGAGTTGATACTCCACGATGGATGCACCAAAAGCCATGAAGTTGCCAGAGACTGTCAACTGAGAAGGTTTGTGGTCTTTGTTGATGTACAAGACATAACGGTCAATGCCGTAAGACACCAACTTGATTTCTTCTGCATCAACATCAACCACGATTCTGGTTGGTGCAAGGGTACTCTTCAGAGTTTTCGGATCGACCGATTTGACGTAGTACATGCTGCCTGTCGCACGGTCAATTGCGGCAGCCCCTTCCATGGGGACAACTCGTGGGTAGTCATCCGTGTTTTGGAATGTACCATCCTTATCAGGATCGTAGATTTGATCAATGAAGCACGAGTATGGGCGTTTGTCTTTAAGCAAGACAATTGGTGTTGCCTGGGTTGGCTCAGCCATGATGTCCTCACAGATAGGTCATTTTGTTGGTATAGAATAAGAGAACCATACAATCCCAACAAATTGTAAGCCATGAGAGGGTTCCCCCTCTCATGACATTTACTGTGCATTCCGAACAAGTTGGATCTGGGTAATCCAGGTTTCTTTTCCGATGGTGCTCAGGTCTTCTGGTTTTCCAGAATCAGCTGAGCCATGGAATACCAACGGAACAAGTTTAGACTGAGCTTCAACAAAGAAGAAAAACACAATTCGTTTGCGCTTTACTTCTTCATCAGTAACCTGGGTCTCAATGCGTTCATGCAGCTTAAGCATCTTTGTTGGAAGAAGGTCATCATCCAAGGTGATGTTGATCATACCAAATCTGTGACGCGCCGTGAGCGCTACAAAGTTTGTGATTGTTCCGAATACATCACAAACTTGAGCAGTCAGCTCAGTTGGGAACAACACCATACAGGGCGTCCTGCGCAGCTGGAAAGCTCTTTCAGCTAACCTTTCGGAAAAGCTTTTCTGAGTCAATCCGTACAACTCAAAGTGGGTGTACTGTTGCTCATTATTCGAGATCCGTAATATCCGAAGGATTATCCAAGTGGATGGAGTAGCTTTTTCTTGCACCTTGACAAGATCAAAACTAACCCCAATCGCAGTCTGGAAATCACTGGCAGGGTATTCACCGTAAACGGCACCATCCTCCGATTTGACAATGTAACCTGTCAAAGGACATCCAAGAATGATGAAGTTACGTTGAGTGGGGCCATTGACAAAAGTTACCAGATGTTTGGTCAACGCGTCTTGCCGCTTACGGTTAACTTTTTGAACTGCCCACGCAACGGTTGTGATCGCTACCAAGAATCCACTAACGGCAAAGAGTACCCCTTCTGGTGTTGTGGTATTGTTGGCAATCATCAGGTTTATCCCGAACCAGCACCAACTGAACCACACTGCGATTAGGACTAGTCCGAAATTCTGGTTAATCCAATTTTTTAACACGGGTGGCTCCTTGTACAGTTAGTACTCAGTCAAACTTTTGATGTTGGTGCAGTTTCTGATGATCTGAAGTTGATCTTCCCAAGCACTGCGATTTGCAAAGTTGAATACTTTCGGATCATTGACATACCAGTTGGCATTCAGAATGAGAGGGATAGTCTGACGAGAGTTGTGATCGTAAAAGATCGCTGTAACGGTAGCGGTGGGATTGTCATTATCCTGAAGTTCCATACACAGCTTTTCAAAGTACGTAAGCAACTCAGGAGATTGGAGACTGAGTTGGAGAAAGTCAAGTTGGCAACGTTCCCCAAATTGTTCACATTTACGAATTGCACCAAAGGCAGCTGCAACACTATCCCAAACACCATCGTCGACCATCAACACGCATGGGGTGATCATTGTCCGAGGATGTGTTTCTTCTGTTGGTTGACCAGGGAAAAATGAGCTAGCCGTGTAGAAGTAGTATTCAGGAAGGATGGGTTCCCAGTGACGATTGTCAACGAGTTTTTTGATGTTGGTAATCAACCAAACATCATCCGCGTTATACCCGGAGCTTTGCTTTTCTACCGAAATCGTTTTCGATAGAAATCGTAGGGCTGAAAAACAAAGCGCAATTCCTTCCGGAATATCACGACACTTGAATTCCGCAAACAATTGCTGGCTGTAAGACCGTGCCTTATTTTTCACGACGTAACCGTGGTAGTCATCCCCAGTGAAATAGAATGTCTGAGTGTTGTCACGGCTCATGAATGTTACTTGGATGTCTTGTTCTTTCGGTGCCCTGATTGTGCGGTAGTTCGTGGTAGCAATCCCAAACCAAAGCATTGTCGCAAGGATAACCCATTGCATCATTGAGGGATCAACCTTGGCATAAATTGCAAAAATGGTTACTAGGAACATCAGTACAAATGTTCCAACAACAACCCACAATGGTGGTTCAGTGAGCAACAGTTTTTTAAAATCGATCGTCATGAGACGCTCCTTTATTTGTGTTTATCTAATCAGCTAAACAGATAAAAAATAAAAGTATCCAGGATGGTGATAGCAGGGGGAGTAATGCTCCCCCTGCTATCATTATTTTACTTGTACTGCCGGTACACCCGACTGGCCACGTCAAAGGCAACAAATTCTTCGATCCTGATCTTTTGACCAGATTCGAACTGCACCATGCATTGGAGGAATTCTGCCAAGCGCTCAACCACGTTAATGTGTTCGTTGGGCTTGACCCTTAGTTTATCACAAAGGAACGTGATGTACTCCGCATTGTTGCCCCGGGCAAATCTTGGGACAAGCAGTTCCACGGTATTCAGTCCATACTCAAGGTAGTACTTGAGCAGGACGTATGCCCCAGCACGAACAGAGTATCGTTCGTCTTCAAAGATAGCATGATCATATTGATCGACGCCGATCTGCCCAAGCCACTTTGGGGCGTTGAGTGGTTTCTTGACATTGAGCAGATTCTTGTTTTTCTGCCACAACTCGATCTTTCCTGAGGAATTGGCTTTCCTGACTTCAAGTCCAAGTGTCTTGTAGACGACGACTGGAGGTTTCTTTTCCAGTTTATCGTACTTGACCTGAAGCGCAGCAAGTTCATTCATCGTGTTGATTTTGTCATTATGCTCAACAAGGAACATGATGAACATCGCAATAACCGCAACACCAATTCCGGTGTAAAATTTGTTCTCTCTGATCATGGCAGGACTCCTTCGGAGTTTGTTTTTTTTTGTAACCTAGAACAGCGGGCTGACGACCATCATCGATACTTTGCGTTCTGCTTCAGCATCTTTGATCATCTTGTCCAGACGCTCGATATCTTCCTGGCGGTTGTACGTCTTTTCCTTGTATAACTGACCATCCTTAATGATCAGTTGGTAATCCATGGTGAATGCATCCCACTTGTCAGTGGGATAACTGGTGAACACTTTCTTACCATCGACCACTGACCAGGTGATCCAGACGTACTTGTTCTTATCCAGGTTGATGCAGTCGACCTCAGCCGTCTTGTTAGGATCAGCCTTGTTTACCATTACCGCATCCCCAAAGGGACACAACTGATGGAACTTCCTGATCTGTTCAGGAGACATGTTCTCGTAGTCAGTCCAAGCAAAAGCATTGGAAGCCATCAGCACCACAGACACGATAAGCAGCATGAGAGTTTTCATAAGTTCCCTTCCTTTTCGGATAAGTTTTGTTGATTGATCGTAATGATCAGAGTAGGAATATAGTTCCGTAAACCAATCATTTACATGGCAACGCCAAGCAATAACAATCGGGTTGAGTACCAAACTGATGGATGACACAGTTGTACTTAAACCTGTAGTCAGTGAAGATGTTCGTCTGACGAGCATACAGCCCAAGTGCTGTTTCAATCAAGCTACCAAGGTCAGTGGCATGATCGCTCAAGGGATGGTCAATCAATACTCGATCTTCAAAGACGTATAATCCAGTGGTGGCCAAGATAAAACCATTGTCATCGACTTTGGTCAGCTGCTGATAGTTTTGATTCGGTGGCCACCAGAAACCAGGCTTGTGTATCCCAGGAACATGGGTTTTGTCGAGATGATGCTCCATGTAGTAGTGATCAAGTTTCCGGTGCCACTGATCTGTCAGATCACGTTGTCGTTTAATCAAACTGTAACAGGAAGGTAATTGCTCAATTGTGTGAGCTGGAGCATTGATCCAGTGCGATTCTGCCGTAGGAGAGAAACCAAAGTCCAAATACAACTTCAGTGCGACATGGTTCCGTTTCTCCACCCCAAGAGTCAGGTAGTTATAACCAGAAGCTTTTGCTGATTTGATTACTTGCTTCAAAGCTTGTCGACCAAATCCTTGCTGACGATATTTTTTGTCGATCACGAATCCGTGGAGGTACTGAACTTCATTGGCATGCAAAGCATCAACCAAACCAACACAACCGATGTGCTGTTTGTTGTGTGCGATGATGTTGACACCATTCCACTGTTTCAGTTCTTCAAGTGTCAGTTCGGTATCAACACCATCAAGTTCTTGTCTCCATTCCTGAAGTTTGGAAGAAATCTTTGGATTATCAAAATCAAAATCCATCAGCGGAAAAATCGTGATACTTGGATGCTTCCTCGTGCTCTTCATCGTGGGTTCCTTGCATGAGTATATTTTCTCTGACTTCCATCAAGAGTTCACCTAATCGATTAAGCCCTTTTCCACGACACATGCCCCAATAGGTATCATTCCAATTGTTTTCTTCAATAAGAATAAGTGGGGCAGTATCAATCAAAAGTTGCCGAAGTCGTGGGATTTTAAACTTACGGTACAATCCTTCAATCATACAGTCGTCTTTGATGTCTGCCCAATTACTTGGAATTGGTATCTTGTAACAACCAATGTGTTTCGCCCATGAGGCGTTTTCTTTCTTCAGGATCTCCGCTTTCCAATATTCCAGATCAGTTGTTGCTTTCCTGAACTGAAAGTAATGTTCGTTTGTTGGCCACCAAACACCATCGGTGTATTGTGGTGCCGCATAAAAGTTTGATAAGAATCTGTATGGACCAAAGAAACCAGCAATCGTGTTTGATGGATACCACATGTCTACTCCAAAAAAATAAAGGGGGTATTTCAACCCCCTTTATCCGGTTAGACCGGTTTAATGAAACGTTTCTTGTCTTTGTCCCAAACGCAACTTCGTTTCATTTGGTTGACATCAGCTTCGGCATCAGGGTCGTCAAACGGACAAGCAACCGGAACATGAATTGCTCCCAACCCAACTGAGATTTTTCCAATTTTACAGAAGAAGTGATACTCTTCTGCTTCTTTAACACCAGGGGAATACCCAGTCCAAACATCCGTGCCAGAATCTTCACACTGACAAGTGAGTCGCTGACCACCGCAGTTGTGACACTGAGCAATGTCACAACCATCCAAATGAGGCATGCCAATGGACACGTGACATTCCGGACAGTACGCGTTAATTTTCGTCTTCATTTTTACTCCGTGAGTGATTTTGACGATAATCCTTAAGACGACACTTGTCTGAGCAATAAACCCCTTTTCGGTTTTTGGGAGTGAACCGGCGATCACAACATTTGCAATTGCGAGTAAGTTCGCAACTCTGCTGACCAAGTGGATGTGCGACGATATCGAAGATCGGTTTAATTGTGACGTAGATGGAATCTACTAAGACGGAGTAAACCGTATCCGGAGTTTTCTTAGACAAGATGTTCGCACTGAAGGTTGCTTGCCGACGGAAGTCCAGTGATTGCCCAGCGACTGTTTGAATTATCAACTCAACAAATTTCGGCCATTGCGCCACAAATTCGGCGATTTCAGTATAGCCATCGTGGTGAGAAAATTCAACCTCACCAAGTTCACAATCAAGCTCATTGCACAATCCTTTAATGGTCTGGACTGACTTTGGACTAGCACACATGAGCTCAACTGTGGAACCACCATCATGAACCTGCATAAACTTCTCATGACGGAACCGAACTTTTTTCTGTTTCGAAACCAGTTCAATCAAATAACCGACACAAGTTGGGGACGTTTCAGTAACCATGTACTCAAAGATTGTCACCATAGTGCTCCTTCTTTAACGAGAACCATGCATTATTCGATTCTCATCAAAAGTAATCTGATCTTTACTTAATCCTGGTACCCGGGGAATTTCCCCGGGTACCAGATGCCGTTAGTCGTCGAGTGAGATCGTGTGTGTGACAGGGTCACCGCTGCGGAAGACCGGGGTAAGCAGTACTGTGCCGAAGAAATCCGGGGCAGCCCGTTGGATGGCGAATTCGTTTTCAAGCGGGAAATGCCCACTGATGGTCCAGCAGTAGTTGTCCGTGAAACGGAATTCTTCGTCGTCACGGATGGTCGTGGCGATATCGACCAAGGCTTTCTTGATCTTGTCAGTGCCGTGTTCAAACGGCGACTGGTTTTCGTACGGTACCACGTTGATGCACATCAGCGCGTTCGCCAGATAGCTGCGGCGGGATTGTTCGCCTTCCACTTCATCGGGAAGCTGGAAGGTGATGTCGATTTCAGACATCCACAGCCCGGGCATGCCGTTGAGGGTAAAGTTAATACCATTGGCACCATTCAAGCGGAGACGGTGACCGATCAGGACGTTCTTGGCTTCAAGAGACAATTTGTCAGCTTCACAATAAGACATGAGTTTGCTCACTTTTGGTTAAAGGTTAAACCAGGTCAACACCAGAAACAGAGGCGATCAGATCCAGCGGTGTGGGGTATTTGTGGCAGAAGCTCTGATAGTCGTCGCGGAACTCGTCATTCATTCCCCAGACGCCATCGCTCACCCGACGGATGTTGAGCTTCACCATGCGGCCGGCAAAGTAGTCGGCGTAGACTTCGTTTTTCTGCGGACGGCCGTAACCGTCTACCGCCAGGTTGGCTTTGACTTCTTCCACGGTGTAGTCTTTGTTTTCAAAGTGGAAGAAGCCCATGCCAGCAGGACTGCTGGCGTTGATGGCATTGGTCATGATTTCCCACACCTGCTCTTCAGTAGCTTTAAATTCCATGTTGCCCTCCAAAATCTGGTTTAAATGTTGTTCAATTCCGTGAGCTTGGGGTCAGCAACGATGACCACATTGCTTTTGGAAATGACCTCGATGATCTCAATCACCTGGTCCTTCAAGTCGGCACATTGATGACTGTATTCCAAAGCAGACGTCGCGGTGCTGAAGAAGTAAGCTCCCATGATGTCAACTGTAAAAGACGGATGACGCGCATGACCGCCACCAAGGTAGGTGTAGCATCCAGCATCAGCATTGCGCCAGCCGATCACGTACTGACACCGCTCAACGCAATGCCGTTCGACTGGCTCCACACCAGCGATGTTGATCTGCAGGTGGATGGTCATGTTTTTATAAGTGCCGATCAGATTGACATGACCAAACCGCAAGTCCCCTTCTTTGTAACCAGACTGCTTAAGACGCTGGTCCTTCTGGATTTCAGGGACGTTCATGGATTGAACCATGAAAATCGTTTCAGGGTCAAACCACTGATGATGCGGTGACAAGGCATTGGCAAAATGCATATCCATCTGGTCACGGCCAATCTTGTTCAAGATGACCTTGCGACCAGGGCTGATCTGCAAGACATGGTTCCAGCTGGCAAGCAGCTCACGATCAAGCTCAATATTGATATTAACAGTTTCCATGTTTCCTCCAAGAGACATTGCCAGAAGTTCTGAATGTTCAACGAGTTAGTTTTCTACTTCAGCATCTGCTGAAATCGGTGTTTGTCTTCGACAAAGTCGGATTCATTGAAACACTTGATGAGGTCCAAGCTTGTGTGGACCTCAAGTATTTCAAAAGTTCCTTCTTCAATGCTATCACCGAAATGGTAGTATGCAAGCCCGTTGCGCCCTAATCGTGGTGAGCCACCAGCCTCCACGTTAGAAGATTTGCTGGGTGAAAGTTGTACAGGGTCCTTTGAGTTCTTACGTAAAAACTCAACAGCATCTTTAAACGTAGCAAACCTTGTTGCCAGTTGAAGATGACGGCAATACGGAGCGCAGCATTCTCGACCGACATATGCGTAATGCCCAACAAGGGTATTTCTGGTGCCGATCACGTAGTAATGCTGTTCAACATTGTGCACCGCCGCTGGATCAATGCATGCCAAGTTGATTGTGAGTTCAAAATTCTGACCAAATGGATTGGCGGAGATCACAGCGTAACCATACTGCAATTTACCGTCGTTTCTGACAATAGGGTTGGCCAGTTGATCAGCATCCAGCGGATCGAGATGAATTGACTCCACTGTGAACAACTGACATGGATCAAGGATTGGATTCTGCAGAGTCGAATTGTCTCGGTAGTAGTCACGCAGGACATTCATTCCAAACTGATTCAAAAGGACCTTACTTCCATTCGAAATCTGCAGGACATGTATCTTGGTGACAAGAAGATGCCGATCTTTGTGCAAGTCAAGACAGATCGGGGCATTAACCTTCTTTTCAATAACCATTTGTAACCTCCGGTTACGTTGATGTGGTAAGTATCAAGCTTTAAGCGACTCAACTCTGATAAGATAAAGAAAATTACTTTGTAGTGGAGTAGATCGATCTCTGCTCCACTACGGGATAACTAAGCATACGTACTCACTTTGAATGGTGAGAGGTGTTCCAATGAACAATTAACAACATGACCAGATGGGTGTTCGCAACGACACCAACAACGTGGTGGATCATCCAGATGCTTTGGTCGACAAGCAATCATCTTAATGATTCTCATCGGAGCATCTGGATACATGTTTGCTTCGAAGAACTTATCTTCGAAAACTTTGAGACCGTAGTTGGAGAGCAGAACTAAGTCTCCAACCTGGCAAGTTCCCAATGTGCATTGTGTTTCAGTGTCGCACCACTGGGTATCAAAATACACTTCTTCCCTGCTGAGTGATCTAAATATAGGATCACTCAGCTCGAATGGTCGATCAATTCCTAACATACAAGTAGTCCTCCGTTACAAGTGAAAGTTTTCCATGAGGAAACTACTGTGTAATATAGGACTGAGAAAAAGTTCATTCACAGTACTCCAGTGGGATATCCCACTGGAGTA